AGAATGTTAAGTTATGAGACTGCATTAGAGCAGTTAGGTTTTGATTATACTAATGAACTTTCTAACATGGAAGAAGAATTCGACCTAGTGCAGGATGGTATTTTTGGTATAATCGGATCACCGTGGCAACAAACTGCTCAAGCTGGAGGAGTACAGAATACACAAAAAGCTCCTACAGGCACACCTTCACAAGGGAGACCTAAAGGCCAGCCAGCCAAGAAGAAACAACCACAAGCCCCAGCAAAAAAGAATCAGACAAAAACAAAGAAAACTACAAAACCACAAGCTACGCCTGCACAAAAAACAGCGTCGCTGACAGACGTGGTAAAAAATATGTCTGAAGAGGATTTTGCGGCATTTACATATGAATTAGCTAAGATTAGATTTGATAATGAAGAAGAGTAAATCAAATATACAGGAGAATTTAAATGGAAAAATTTTATTTAGAAGCAGAAATTAAGCTGGAAGAAGAAACAGAAGATTTGAAAAAAGCTTTTGCTGCTGCTATAGAACTTCCAAAGGGAGATGACAAGCAACCTGATTTGCAGTATTTTTCTGCTATATTTGTTTCAGCCGGCACAAATTTAAATGGTGCACATTTCCTACCGTCCGAGCTTGTAAAAGCGGAGGACACCATTGTCAGCAAAGCTCTCGATGTGGAACACAAAGAAGAAGATATAATAGGGCACATTTATGATAGAGCATTTGTTGATAGTGATAATAATAGGCTAGATTTGGCGGAACTCGCTAATAAAGAGGACGCCAGTCTCGATAGAGAAAATAATGACATGCATGTTGTGATTGCTGGTGTGATATATAAAAACAGATTCCCCAATCTAGCCAAGGAAGTGGCAGACGGTGAGTGGAAAGTAAGTATGGAATGTTATTTTTCTAATTACGATGTTAAAATTGGTAATATGATTTTAACACGTAAGGAAGCAGAGATGATGGGCTTAGCTCATGATGACAGATTGTTTGGTAAGTTGGCAAAAATAATTAAAAAAGGTAAAGAAATAGCCGAAGGTAAATTAGAACGTGTATTAAGAGGGATAGTTTTCTCTGGCTGTGGAGTGGTGAAGAATCCTGCAAATCCACCATCTGTAATTTTGGAAACAGCAGCAGATAAAGGCACAAAGCATGATCCTAAAGAAATTATAATTTTGGATTATGATAAACTGGAAGAAGAGAATAAACTAACCTCTAGTAGTGTAGAAGGGGATACTTCTGTAATTACAGACCCTTCCGAAAGTGAGGATGCAGAATTACAATACGATGACACAACGGGAATTTGTGTAAATTACAAAAGACGTGTTTATGCTGGAGAGCCTGAAGGTCCAGATACAGAAGTCGTAAACACTGATTGGTGCACCCTTTATGATAAAGGTTGCACATCTTTTTCTAGAGATACTACTGATCCGGATTGTCTAAGAAATCAAGTAAGTAAAGCAGCCAAAACCTACGCTAAAAAACTATTAACTAAAAGAGAAGAGAGCGATAGGAGACAAGAGCTAACTAAAAGATTGAAAGACACTTTGGAAAAAGTAAAACATTTGGATTAAAAGCTGCTTGATGCGAGGCAGTTAAAACTAGATCGTAAAAGGAGGCAATTATGCCAGACATTAATATTGGACAACAAGGCAAACTGAAAAGTACGCCGAAGCTTACTCGTATTAATGGTGATGACGCGTTAGCGTTGATTTATCGTAATATGGGTAACAACCACGCATATCCATTTGTGTGGGCCGAGCAGATTACACTGTCAGGCACCGAAGAATTATTGTTAGCGAGTGGAACCAAATTCCATGGTATGGAAGCTGCTGATTACTGTAAGGTAGTAGCTACACCTGCTGGAGCTCCATCTGGTAGTATCTATGTAGATAGTGACACTACTGCTAAAACTGTCAAGATTAAATCTACTGCGTCTGAATCTAACCTTCCGGTTAATGTAATGGTGATGGTAGGTATTGATCCTGATGTTGAAGCTATTGCTTGTAGAGGCAATACTGGCGCAGCTCAATCGCTGCCGTAAAAATAAATGATTGATAGATTTAGGTATTAGGAAAAGGGAACTTTAATTACAATACTTAAATTCATTCAGGTTGGTAACCAAAATAAATATCTCATTAAAACTTAACAGGAGGTATTACTTTATGAATGAAGAACTGAAAAAAGATGTCGAAGCTATGGTGACCGAAATCTTTTCTCAGAAAGAAGAGGCTGAGCAAAGAGCTGAAACTGAGAAGGCTCTGCAAAAGTCTGCTGATACTATTACAAAACTTACCGAAGCGCTTGAAGGCAAGAGTGCCGAGGTTGATGAAGTAGCCAGTCAGATTTGTGATTTGGAGAGCAAGATTGAAGAGCTAACTTCCGAGCTTGAGGCGGCAAAGAAGGAAGCTAATGAAAAGGCTGACAAGCTCACCGAAGCTGAGAATACGATTGAGGAAATGAAGAAAGATAAGGCTGCTGAGCTTCGCATGGCTGAATTAGCAGAAGCGGGCGTAGCACTCTCTGATAAAGATGCTCAAACAGCTAAGGTCAGAGAAATGGAAGAAGAGGAATTCGCTAGTTATAAGGAAGAACTCATTTCATTGAGAAGCGCCGTTGAGGCTGAATTGGCTAGGGCTGCATCTGAAGAAACAGCTGAAGAAGAAACAGCTGAAGAAGAAGAGACAGCTGAGGAAGAAGAGACGGCTGAAGAAGAAACTGCTGAAGAAGAAACAGCGGAAGAAGAGGAAGAAGATGAAACTCCTCCGGCCAATGTTGATCCTAATACAGCAGTTGCCGCTGCTATGAATATGGAGGTTGCACCCTCCGATGATATGCTAGCTAAATATGCGAAACTGGGCGCAGCTATGGCTGAACGCATGAAAAATGATTAATTAAGAGGAGGAACGAGGATTATGTTTATTCCAAGACATCCTGTTGTTGAAAATCAATTTTGTAGTTATGGCGCCCAGACTGGAAGTGGTTCAGCTGGCGTCGGAGGTGTTGTTTGTTATGCTGGGTCTGTTTTGTATTTAGATTCAAGCGCTGCTAATCAAGAACCTATTGTTTATAAAATGGCTTATAATTCTTCACCTTATGTACCATTTGGATTTGCAATGCAGAAGGTGAAGACTGGATATCATCAGGTACATCCTACTGGGTTTATGATGCCTGGAGATTTAGGGTCCAGTGATGTTATTGCACAGCCGGATTATGACTCTAGCGGAAATATTCAGGGTACCAAAGAGGTTCCACTTGGTGTGGCTCATCTTGGTATTTGGGATACTGTACATTATACAGCGTTAGGAACTGGAGGAAGTTCCAGTGGTTATGGTACAGTTAGTGCTGCTATCACACCTGGTTCTGCTTTATACCCAGCAGCTGATGAAGCTAAGGTTACTAACAGTACAGCTAATGCTGATGGTACAGACTATGACGGTGAAAGATGTTCTACTGTTCAAGTAGCCACAGTGGTAAAGGGTGTTAGCGTAGCTAAAGCCCAGGCTAATATTAACAACACTACTCTATATCCAATTAGAATCAAACTTTTGGTTTAATTGGATTTTTTATTTAAAGGGATTAAGGCACGGATTTGAAAGTGCTTCCTAAACTATTAAACTCATAGGAGGAGTTGTAAACATGGAACTTAAGGAAATGCAAGAACTGTTTAGAGCGACTGCGGAGGCTGGGCCTGAGGGTCAAGCTGCTTTTAGAGCATTTGCAGCTGCTATCACAACTCCTATCCTTCAGAAGATCGAGCTAGAGTCTATTATGAGACAGATGTTTGCTGTCGAGAGATTGGCTCCGGGAGCTCAGGCTGTGTACCCTGTTGCAGAAGATTTTGAAATTCCTGTATGGGTATTGCCTGGACTTGGTTATATGGCTCAAAACTTCATCGAAGGTATCGGAGAAGAAGTTTACGTTCCAACATTCGCTATCAATGCGTCTGCTGATTGGAAAATTACATATGCGCGTGATTCGAGAGTAGATATTGCTCAGCGTGCAGCTGCTCGTGTAGCCAAAGATTTGGCTAACTACGAGGAAGAATGTGGTTGGCGCGTGATTATGCCCGCGGCTACTTCGTCATTTTCTGGTAAGGGTCTGCTGGGTTCTCGTCCAGCTCCGATTTATGAAATTAACCCTGCTTCTACAGGTGCTGGTTACCTGTCTAAAGAACTCATCAACAAGATGATGGTTGGTTTCAAGAGAATTGGTAGAACTCTAACTGATCTGTATGTATCTCCAGAAGATGCTGCTGATATTCGTGAATGGACTGATACAGATATTGATCCTGTCACGAGACGTGAAATTTTCCAGGCTGCCGGCATGGGTAGTATTTGGAATGTAGCTCTACATGAAGTGCAACACCTTGGTGCCACTGGTCTTTACAACATCAATGGTAATGGTTCTGAATATGGAAAGTTCATTGCTGATTCTGGTAATTCTTATAATCAGTATACTTTGGATAATCCTAATATTACCAATGCTGATGGTACTGTAAATACACTAGGTGAAACTCAGGTTATTGCGTTTGATTTGAGCGTCAATGACTCATTGGTTATGCCAATCCGTAAAGAATACGAAGCGTATGATGATCCTACATTACTGCGTGTCCAAAAGCAAGGTTTCTTTGGTTGGGCAGAACTTGGATTTGCTTGTTTAGATCCAAGAATGTTAGGTATCGGTGTTATCGATCGTTCTCTGTAAAATATATGGATTGTGATACAATCTCGATATCTTACTCTTCGGGGTGAGATATCACAAGGAAAGGCGTATGGAAGGATTTTTATTGAAAATTATATTATTTGTTATAGCTACGGAAGCTGCTACAAATCTTATTACCAAATCAGAGTTCTCCATACGTTTTATTAAGAAACCTCTATTTAAGTGGAGGAGATTTAAGTTTTTTGATTTTATACATGATATATTAGATTGTGGTTATTGTACTTCTGTGTGGACGGCATTAATTTTAAGTTTATTTTTTATCACAAATAAATTTGATTTTTTAATAATAGTTTTAGTTCTACACAGAATGTCAAATTTACTGCATTTTATTATAGATTGGTTCGATCTGAAAAGGCCAAGGGATTTTGAATTCGACAGCAAAGGAGAAGAAAGTTATGGACGGTTACGTGAAGAACATGACACATTTATGGGCACACACGATGAAGAGGTCAGTGGGCCCCGGAGCAACGATTCAACTGGATGAATTATATGAACAGTATGGTAAGAGACATAATTTAAAAAAAGGAAAAGAATTCATTCAGTGGTTGCAGGATGTAAAACTAAGAGATAAAAATAAATGGCAGATTTTTACTTCAGATGATAGACCTTACGAAGAAGTTTTGTCAGAAGTGAAAACAGAGGAAAAACCAAAGGCAGAGGTTTCGGGATCTAACGTCGTACAGACGGATAAATCAAGGGGGGAGAATGTGGCGCCTCCGGTGGTAAGTGATATGACTGTTGAGGATGTAGTTGAACTTTCAGTCAGAAAAGCTAGGGAAGTAATTCCTACCATCCAAGACATTCAATTACTAAAATATGCCGAAGGAATAGCTAATCAACGATCTGGAAAAGATAGCTTACGCCGCATTTTATTGAAACGGATTCAGGAATTGTCTGTTGCAAATAGACAATAGTGATTATAGGTAATGGAGGTGGTTTATAGGTTATGTATATAACAACGTAGTGTTGCTAATCGGGCTGCGCAGGACAGGTATGTGATTTAAACAGCGCGCAGTAGCGAAGCAAGAAACTATAAAGGAGATAGTGATATGGCCAATGAGTGTCAAAATAAACCACCTGAACCTAGGAATCAGTGGTATATACATACACCAATTGGCTATATTTTTATGGAGACTACGTAAATGATTATATTAAGAAAACTAGCCCCACCTTCAGCACAGGAAATTTATCGCAGCGGAGTAGTGGTTGCCGATACAGTGTCGGGTACTCTTAATGGTTCTAATCAAGTATTCTACACTACTTATAAATATAAGCGTGATAGAATAGATTTACATCTTAATGGCCAAGCACTTCATGCCCCAGATGACTTCAAACAAACAGGA